GCAGCCCAAGAACTTGTCGCCATATCCTTCATTGCTTTGCACAAGCCTGACAAAGTCATTGGCGTAATAAAAGTCGGCGGCGGCCTGTTCAATGTGAAAGTCCGCCATTAGCTTTCTGACTACATTCATCTTATAGTCAGGAGAGTTGTCTCGTAGCTTAACGGCATTCTCAATCGTTAGGACACCGGTGTGGTCAACCGAAAGGATTACAGCGCAGGTGTACGACTTGCCTCTCTTGGACTCCATGTCTGCGTCTGTCTCAACCTTCTCGCCCCAGTCCATCCCGAGGAAGTAATAGCGTCCCTGTGGGCTTACGATGCTTTTGGCAACCCCTCTCTCAAGATCAAGGCAATTCGCATGGACTTCTTCAAGCGTAATCGGGACAGATGCCGCAGAGTAAAACTGGCCTTTTGTTTCGTTTCGCCAAGCTCGCTCAGAAGCATTTTTATTGTGTTGTGGCCAATAATCCAAAACGTTCTCTTTTGTGAAGAGAGGTGATAGCATCATGTTAAAATGGTAGCCAATGTGCTTTGGCACAGTTCCATCTGGGCGATATGGGCGAGTCGCGATCCAGCGGCCTGCGTCCATCGCATCAAGCTTGTTTTGAATGCGGCTACACATTGGGCATTTAACTTGCTGCTCTTTTACCCAAATGTCATTCCAATCATCGTTCTCAAGATTATAGAGGAAGAAGTAGTGCTCGCAGTTCTTGCACTTAAGTTGGTAGAACCTTTGATCGCTGTCCTCCCAAAGATTCCAAAAATAACTGCCTGCATGCTTAGGAGTTCCAAAGAATACCTGAACTCCCTTTGTCTTTGCTCCGTATGGCGTTGCAGTGAGAACCTTCAGGGAGTTCTCGATGGCGGTACGAGTCATATCTTGGCAATTCGAGGTGGTCAGTCCACCTACATTGCTGGAGCGCTTTCCATTTGTAATGATGAAATTGTGATTATCTTCAACCTCTATATCATATACCTCTTCTTGGACTTTCTTGTGGTCTATTTCTTTAACAAGAGCAACGTCGTATCCCAGAAATTGATTATCCCATTCATACTTGAACTCAGTGAGCCTAAATTCTCGGCTAAGCTTATATCTCATTGTGGCATGAACGTATGGAGATATTATCTCACTAAGTTTTCTGTACCCATCGGCAGATATATATATTGTGAAGTGATGCTTTTGATGTTGCTTGTGAAAATAGTTTTTGAGCTTGGCAGATATACCGAGCTTTCCAAGAGCGCTGACTAGTCGTAAGTTGGAGTCTTCATCAAATGAGCAGGTGGAAATACATGCGCCTGAGCCATTGTTATACGCAGAGCCGTCATCCATGAACCATACCGCAAGCGCACGGGCATCCATATTGTCAATTATGGATTGCGGCACATACGTCTTTGTCTTTGGAAATACAAATGGTAAGCTTAGGTTCGCACTGGCAAAGCGGCAGGCAGGTTTTTGACTGAATCCATTGTTTTCAAAACACGTCAGCTTAGCACCTACCATTTGAGCCTTCCACTCATTGTAATCTTTTTGGGCAAGCCCATGCACAGCCCTTAGTACAAACATTCCAATTCTTTGCTTGTGGATGTTTCCATCGCCTAAGAAAGACCCTATAATTAGCTGAGTTTGATCGCTATTGGGCACCTTGGCATTTGTCCTTCTGCCGGTAGCTGCAATGATTGCGTCACCAACAAGTATGTCTTTGGCCTCTTTCCACCCATTGGTCGTAAGCATCTTGTGATCAGGAGTGCATTTTACTTTTGTGTCAGTAGTGACTATTCTAATGCAGTCTTTCTTTCCGCGGTGCCAAGCATTTAATATCTTCTTATATTCAAATTTTTTTGTTGTTTCGTTGAAGCTTTTTGCATTAGGGAGTTTTGACTCAGATCTGAACAACTCATACAAATTGCCTATCTTTATGTCGCCTTCATCAGTCGCCACCTTGGTACCAAAAAAATGGCACTCATCTAGTAGCAGTACATCTTGCGTGCTACCGCGAATTCGATCTCCAGATTTTCCAATTGAGTCAACACGAATCTTATTCATTCCCATGAAATTCTTTTGCGTCTGAGAGTCCTCAAGGGCTGATCCCTTGATAGCTGCTTCTTTCAGTGAACGCTTTGTGATATGATTGTCATTGGCGCCAGACATTAGGCTTGAAAGAATGTCTTTTGCATACACACCGCACCTCTTTAGGTCCGGGAACACATGCATCACTCTTATAGCTGGCTTACGACTCTCTGTGCCATAGAGGCCAGACGACGCCATATGCAAGCTGAGTACGCCCGCCATGATGGTCGCGCCTACCTGGCGGCCCTTTAGCAGTATGATTGGTCTAGCATTTGGATTTTCAATCTGGGCAGATATAATGCGATACATCTCACCCATGTACTTCCAGCCAGAACCCGAAAGGTCAAATGGCTTTCCGTCAATCGTGAGATAGTTTTCTGCAAAGCTAACACAGTCAAGATTTGATACGTCGCGCTTTAGCTCTTTAAATATCTCTCTTGATGAGAGAGGTTTTGCTTTCCTGTCTATCGCCATACTTCCTCATCTTCACATCTTTAGCTTTTCCGCACTATTCTCAAAAGTCGCCCCATCTTCAGTTGGGTCGATCTTTATGGTATTTGGCGTTGGCGCCGGAGTCAGTGGAGCGGTCCGAAATTTCTGCTGGTACTTCTCAATGAATTCGCGCAGCTCGGCTTTGTGATTGTTGATCAGCCCTTCATACTGACTGAACTTGCTCCTTGCGTCAGCTAGCGCCACATCTACCTGAATACCTGCTCTGCGCATATCAAGCAACTGCATTAAATAGCCCTTGACTGCAATCAACGCATCTTCATCTTCGGCGGGCTCTACCTCTGCGGCAAGAACTAACCGGAATGACTTTGAAGCTGACTTGTCAAGAGACGCCTTTTTAGAAAAATCAATTGTGGCGTGCAAGCCTACGCGCCGACGCAGGTCCTGCACCTTTGCATCAACGCTCTTAAAGGTCTCTACGCCATCGGACTCAGCTTTAAGCTCAGCCCGTACATAACCACTATATAGTTCGTCCCAAATACTCATCGTAAACCTCAGGCAGGATAAACTTTCATTCCGATGGGCATGTTTTCCATCGTTAGGTCGTCACCAATAGTGGAGAAGTCCCGATCAATCAATAGGCCTTTCTCGCGCAGCAAAGAGTGAACCGCTAGGTGATCTCTTGGAGAAAAAGCATACTTCTTCGCCATTTGCTGGTAGGCATCCTCAATGTTGCGTCCATAAGTGACGTGAGCACGGATGATGATATTGGTTACTTCGTGTAGAAAAGGGTCTGCCATCAGTACAATCTTAGCAGAGCTAGCCTCTTTGGTAAGGGCGCCACGCTCCCATTCCATATAGGCTTGGACGGATTCATCACTTGGCTCAATGACATTCAGCTTCAGGAGGACTTCTTCGTCCTCTAGTTCTGCACGCACATAGTGCTCAGAATCACCCAGCGCATTAATACGTGAGTAGATATTTCCGCCAATCTTAACAGAGGCTTCCTTCCGACGGCGCTTTTTGCCATTGATCTTCTCAAGGGCGCTTTCGCACTTGGAGATATCGACCAAAATCGCATCGCGAATGTCCTCGGCTTCTGCATCATCGACAGCATTTGTCTCATCAGACTGAATGGCTCGGCTAATTTCTTTGTCAAGCTTGCGGAGATAGGCGATTGCACGCTCCCAACCAACAGAGGTCGTACCGCTGTGCTTTGGAATAGCTTTTACGCGAGCCTTTATATAGGGGATGAATTTAGAGTGATCGGAATCATTTTCCCAATCAGACTCACGCTCTTCATTCTCCTCCTCTTCGTCTTCGACAATCAAAGAGTCGACGCCTGGCAGTTTTGCCTGGGGCTCGTCATCCTCAAAAGTAAGAAAATCAAAATCATCGCTCATTGCTTCTCCTCAGTAATCTTTTGAATAAGATTTTCAATTTGACGCTCTAATGCATCGTTTTCCGTAGATTCTAGCGATGCGTAACCATTTAGGCGCTCTGGACCAGTAATATTCGCCAGTTGATCCCAGTATTCTCCAAAAGGATAGCTTTGGTAGACCGAAAGTCCTGCGTATCCAACATATGGAGGGGTTGCTGGGATTGAGTTGATAGACACGCTGCCGACTCCCTCTGCAGAGTCACCCCAGTCACAGTTAACAACAGAATTGCTATCGGAAATCTGGTCTGCAAATTTACATTTACCTTTTCCGTGCAACATGTATACTGCAATATTGTGCTCAGTTTGAAATTCAGCCTGATCTGGCGCGACTTTTTCAAGAGGAACCATCTTATCAACAGAATCGCCTGCGTTCTTGCAGGCCTTTGTGATTCCAAGGCCGTATGGGCATTGATGTATTCCTGACTCTGTTCGTATTACTGCCAGCTTTTTCATATTTTTCACGAGCACTCGACTTGACCTATGTACTGCAGGAAGTCTCTTACCGCTTGGCTGCTGCCTGCGCCCTTCCAGTACTTTTTATTCCGCTCACTTCCACAGTATGAGTCAATCGGACCAAAGCTACCTGTCGCGCCATCTTTGGCATATGAGTCGTAGACCTTTCGCTTAAGTTTTCTCTTTGCTTTTTTGCGATACGCGTCAAGTTGGCCAAGTATTCCTTCTCCAGACCCATAGTCAGCATTTTGCTTGAAGAAGGGAGGAAGTCTGGCATCATCACCGGTCAGCGGATGCTCTTCGCTCCATTCCATGACTGCTTTGACGATAGGAACCGCTCCATCACCATGCTTATGATGCAAAGCAAGGCATTCGTTGATTATCTTACTTTTCCATCTCTTCAGTTCTTTAGACATGATGCAACATCCTGCGGCGGCGTAACTCTTCAACTAGCAGCTTTGTCTGAGGGACAACGCTGAGCAGGCCTCTGTCAGCAAGCCAAACAACAATCTCTGGGTCGGCTCTTATAGCCGCATTTATTATCTTCTCACCCTGATATCCATGGAGCTCAGACACCTTGTGAAGATTTTCAACAATCCCCTCTTCTGTATCCTCTGTTGGAGTCCATCCATTTGCTATGAGCTTTACTCCTCTAATAGCGTTGGCAGGATTCTTGAAAGTGGTCTCTGGATCAAATGCACAACGAAGTATTCCCTTTTGCAAATCTTCATATCCACCACATGGATCAAGAAACTTTCCATTTGAGCATGCGATAAGCATAGCGTTGATCGTATAGTCTCGGCTGAAGAGTTCATCTAGAAATGGAGAGTTGCCTTTTGTATAGATGGTGTGAGGGGAGAAATCCAGATCTAGCCCGCTGTACCGGAGTTTTTTGGCACCGCTGCGGTACACTCTTAATGGTATATGCTTTTCTCTTGCAAAATTATCTGCAAGTCCAAGCGCATCAATTTCCCCGCAAGTGATATCATAATCGCTGGGTGATTTATCAAGAAGTAGGTCTCTGACTGCGCCTCCCACCAAATAGGGAGAGGGCAGATCGTGTTGATCCGCCACTTCATCGATCTCCTTCAGGACTTGCGCGACAGACTTCACTCAGCGCTCCTGGCGACCAGGAGTGGGCGCTGAACGAACCGTGGTCGATTCTGCTGGCCGAGCGGTGGGTGGCTCAAGCGCCCGCACTAGCGGCAGGTCTGCGGGGCTCACAATCGTTCTCACTTTTTCAGGCATCACTTTCGGGCCAGTTTTCTGCTGCAGCTCACCACGCAGTCGGCTTGCGACGTCTTCAATTTTGTTCGCTGCGCCGTTAAATGCTTCCATTAGTTTTGCAGTGGCATCGCCGACTTCACCCATGTGGCCGTAGCCAAGATTAAACAAATCGATATCTCTGGCGGCCAGATCTCTAATAAGAGCTCTCTGCCGTAGATGCGCCGCGGTTTCAGTAAGACTATCTATGACCTGAAGCAATAGATCTGAAGATGCGGCTGCGGCCGTCTTGGTAAACTTATCATCTGATTCAGCTAATGCGCGACAAATCATCGCACCCTCAAACCAATCATTCTGCTCTGCAATAAATGCAGTTTTTTCAATCACATCTGTGAGGGTTGCAACCTTTAGTCTGCGAATATTCTTGCGAAGGCTATTGAGTACATCCTCAATTGAGCCTACCTGCTCTTCGTTGAGCAGATGCCTATGCTTTTCAAGAAGTTTGTCAATTGCAAAAGTACGACCAATCATCTTGTCTCGCATAACACGAAACTCTTCTGCGCTTCTGACGTCAGGAATCGCTTGAGCCGAATGAGTCTGTGCATCCTGCTCAGTAGGTTCTTTGCGCCGCATGAATTCATAAACAAATGAGCCATCTGCGTCGTAGGCAACTTTTATCATTTTATCCTCAAAAGATGCGACCGCTAGGTGCTTCCACTCTCCACCCTTTGTCAATCCATACCAAGACAGGAAATCTAGCTGTGTTTCGAGCGGGACGTTATTCAGCACCCTGCGTAGTGCGTCCGACTCTTTTAGGCCGGAAGATACGAAGTCTGCGGCTCGCAACCCCAGGGACAGAAAAATTCCCTCTTTGTTATCACTACCTGTAGTAGGACGTCTATTGGGATAGTTAGGGTAAGCTACCTTTACTCTTCCTACTTGTCTTACTATACAGTTTAGCAGTTCTTCTACGGTAGTAGCACTGTCAGCACAGATAGATGCTACCATCTTGGCTCTCTCTTCCTCTGAGAAGCGGAATCCAGCCGCCTCGGTAAAGTCATAGACTGCTCTTTCTGTATAGAGCTTTCCAACACTATTTTCAGTGTCAAGGTTTAGTCTATTGCGTAGACGCTCCCAGTGAGGGCGCATTGTTTCGTCAAGTTTAGTTTCGTCAAACATTGATTGTTGCCCCAAGTGGAATTATACCGGTTTGCTCGATATACTCAAGTTCTTTCATCTTCATGTTTAATCTTTCCATAAATTCAATAGAAAGATTTGGATCGATGCCGTCGAGTGTTTCGCGGACTGCATCTCGGATTACTCCAGCATGGTCTTTGACGATATTTATGTTGACACTAACTGCAGATGAAGTTGCGGCAGCCGCTGCAGCATTTGCTCGCTCGCTTGTGTCGTGTTGAGAAAGAATTGCAAGCAACATTTTCATTTGCTCAAGCATCACTTTTTCATTTCGCTCGTCCATCTTCTCTCCCTCGGAGAGTTTGTCAAAATAAAACTGCATACGATCTTTGACAAGAGACATAAGCTGAATGAGCTCTCTCTTCACGTTAAGCTCTTCTTCACCAAGCTTCGTGATTGCGTTACGGTAAGCGGAATTCTTAAGCAATTCAGTTTTGATGTCTGAATTTTTCTTCGCCCACTGTGGAATGGTTGCCTCTTCTAGAGACAGTCTGCTTAACTTGCCACTAGGCATAAACTGATTTTTGAAATCGTAAATGACCCGCATACCAATTCGATTGTGCTGATTGTGCCCACCAGGATACTTGTCGGTCAATGTATCAGAAATCCAATTAGGAGTCTTTCCCTCGGAAAGCCACTCGATAATCAGATCTCGATCTATGTGTTTAAGAACTTTGTTCTTGACAGTTGCTTTTGGGGTGGTGCTTGGTTTTGCCATATTTCACAATCAGAAAGGGGCCATCTTACTGGCCCCACTCTTTTATTTCCATTCGATCTGTTGCCTGATGGGTTGCATTTTTTCGTTTGCCTTCGGTGTCTGTGCTGACACGGAGCCACCTTTGTATTCGGTTCCATCATCAAGTACAAAACCGCGATTGAAATCGTAAGTCTTTCCAGTGACCGAGTCTTTAAACACTCCATCACTTACACGCTCAAGTGAAACGCCCGGTAGATCGGGAGAATGTCTTGAACTTAGAGCCTCTCCAAGAGGACCAAGCCCTTCTCGCCATGGCTTGGTTTCTACTTTGGCCCGCTCGGGCTTTGACCAAAAGTTATCAGGA